CCTTGACCAGATCGCTGAGTTGCCGATAGGTCTCGATCAACGGCTTGAGCTCCTGCTCGATCACACCGTAGACCTCCTTGAGGCTGTTGCGCAGGTCCGCGATGCCGATTCGCGCGGCCTTGATCAGGGTCATGGCGTCTTCGAAGCGCCGCACCGCCGAACCAAGGAAGCTGTCGGCCGACACCAGCAGCAGTTTCTGGCTGTTGATCGCAGCCGAGGGGAATTGCAGCGGCTGGTCGGGGTAGAACTTCAGGGCGAAGGTCACCAGCCCGCCGTCCTGGCGGGTGTGGGTCATGTCACACTCACCGACCTTGACCTGCAGGCGCCCCAGCCACGGATGCACCAGTTCGCCGCTGCCCTGCTCCAACGCCTTGAGCAGTTTGTCGCGCTGCTCCAGACAGTCGGGACCGACGATGAACGCAGTCAGCTCATGCACCTTCGCCTGCTGGCCGAGCCCTTCGAAGAACGGCTGGTCGCGCTGTGGATACTCATGCAACTGGCCTTTGTGGCCGACCGAGTTTTTCGCCTGGTCGACCCAGAACCCGACGCCGCGAAACGACGCCGGCAACAAACGATCACGCCAGCTCATTGGAACCTCCTGTGGACAGTGAGCGATAGCCGATGCGCGAACTCACCGCCAGGGCCGGTTGATTGGTCTGCGGCGGGTCGACGCGCAACCCGGCCGGTGCGTTTTCGAAGCGCACCGTGAGACCGCCTTCGAGTTGTGTGCGGTTATTGGCGGCGCTTTGTTGCACCAGGGCACTGGAGGTTTGCGGCAATGCTCCCGGCGCCAGCGAGGTTTTCGCTGGCACGTTGGCGGACGCTGGTGCCAGGCTGGACGACAGGCCCGGAGACTGCTCGCTGGCCCCGCCAAAAAATGCCGGCGCCAGCTCACCCTTGCCTTCGGCATTGGTGGCGCGCTGTGCCTCGGTCAGCCCCTCGACCTTGCCGGTGAAGGTGGTGATGATTTCGCCGAAGCCACCGTTGAAGAACGCCTTGATCGGCGCGATCACGCCCTGCAGCTCATCCCACCACTGAGTGAACCACTCACCCACCGGTCTCCACTGTTTGGTGAGGCCCTCGATGGGCGACCACTCGAACAAACCACTGAACACCGCCAGCATGACCGACACCTGATTGCGAATGCCTTCCCAGATCCCGGCGAAGACTTCACCGATCGTGCCCCAGTTGGCCATGATCAGCCCCAGCGGCGTCCAGTCGAACAGGCCTTTCAAGGCGTCCATCACCGGCACGGTCAGGGCCTTGAGCAAGTCCCAGATCGCCGCGAACAACCCGCTCAGGGGCGTCCAGTTGGCGATGATCAAACCCAAGGGTGACCAGGCGAACAACGTTTGCATGAAGCCGATGATGGGTGTTGCCGCGGCTACGATCACGTTCCAGAGCGCGCCAAAAAAGCTGCTGATCGGCCCCCAGTGGCTGATCACCTGCCCCAGCGGGGTGAAGGCGAACATCGTCTTGAAGAACTCGACCATCGGCATGACGATCGGCGCCAGCTTCTGCCAGAGTCCGGCGAAGAACGCCGAAATCGGCGTCCAGTGGGCGATGATCATGCCTGCCGCCAAGGCGATGCCCATGGCAATCAAGCCAATGGGATTCATCTTCAAGGCCAGGTTGACCACCTCCAGGGCTTGGCTCGCACCGCTGACTGCCGTCTGGATCGCGTTGAACGCCACCACGCCAGTCGCCAGGCCCTGCACCAGTTGCGGGTTGTCCTGCAGCACCTGAGCCACACCAGTGACCATCGGCTGCAAGCTGGCCGCTACCGCATTGACCGCCGGCCCCAGGGCCGAGCCGAACTGCACCGACACATTGCTGATGGAAGTCTTCAATCCATCCAGGCTCTGTGCCGCCACACGCGGCGCTTCAGGTGCCTTCAAGCTGCTGGCCGCCACGTTCGCCGCGCCTACTTCACCTTTGAAAGCCTCTGCTGACTTGAGCCCTTCCACGAACGGCTTGGCCAGGCCGCCGTCCGGGAGCAGCGCGGAAATATCCAGGCTGCCCAGGCCAGTGGCATCGAGGTTCTGCTTGAAGCTCGCGACCTTCGCTCGAAGGCTGGCGAGCTTGGGTGACAGCTCGTCGATGCCAGTCAGCAGCAGCGCTTTTTTCTCTACCTTTTGTGTGTCTGCCATCACTGCACCTGCTGCATCGCATTGATCCGTTGCGCGTGCTCCAGGGATTCACGGAGCACATCCAGTGGCCTGGCCATCATCTGTTCGGGGTCAACCTTCCAGAACCAGGCCAGGTCATAGGCGGCGGCGATCAGGTCGTCGATGGCTGCGACGCCGCACTCATGAAAAAACTCGCGACGGCCCAGCTCAACGCATTGAGGTCAGCCAAGTCCAACTGGTTGACCGACGACGGCGGGATGCCCGCGCAGACCGCGATGTATTTGGCCGCGACATCCATGTCCAGGCTCACCTCCTCGCTCTTGTCGATCTTGTACGGCAGCGCCTTGATCGCCCGCACTTCCTGCACCGTCGGACGGCGCAGGGTCAGTTCGCTCACAGGCTCGCCGTGAGCCTCGATGGCCACGCGCAACGTCACGACATCACTCATTGCCAGGTCCCCTTGATGCCTTCGAATTTCAGTTCGATGGTGGCGTCGTCGCCCTTGGACACCGGCTCTTCCACCAGGTAGGCGCCGGCCAGCACGTAGACCTTGCCGTTATTGAATTCGCAAGTGACGGTCATGTCGGTACCGGCCACCAGTTGCTTGAGCGGGAAGTCCGCGGTGTGCAGCGCCGTCACCTTGAAGGACGGGGCGATGTCGGTTTCCTTATAGAAACCCGGTACGACGGTTTCGCGTTTAGTGAACATCAGTGGCGCTTCGCAGCCGCCGTTGATGGTCAGTTGAGCGCCGTCCACTTTGACGTAGCAGGTGCCCGCAATCAGTTGACCCATGGTGTTTCTCCCTTCAATAAAAGGCCCACGCGAAGTGGGCTGAGTTCATACGATTGAGCGCGACCTTCAGGCGGCATCGTCGTATTGCAGGCGGAATTGATTGAGCAGCGCGAACACCCGCAGGCCATTGATGTAATCCGGCGGGAACAGCACGTTGACCCGGCTCGGGTCCTGGCTGTCGCGCTCGACGATCAAGTGCTCGGCGAACAGCTCGGCATTTTCCACGTGGCCTTCCAGTTCAAGCTTGGCGTACTGGGCGATCAGCTCACCGCGAATGGTGCTCGGGGTCACGATGGGTTGGCCGGCGCCGAAACGGGTTCCGTCGGAGGCCAGTTTGTGGCGACCGTACTTGCTGGTGATCACACTTTGCAGACGGCGCACGATGAACGCCGACTGGTGCATGGTTTCGCTGTCCAGGTAGGAGTTGTCAGCCTGGCCGAAGGCATTTTTCTGATAGGTGGTGATGGAACGCTGGATGCGTACATAACCGCCTTCGTAGTAAGCAGTGGCGATGCCGTAGTTGAGCAGCGACTGCCGCTCGGTCAGGGTGAAACGTTCGCTGGCCGGGGCCGGATCCAGGCCCGGCAGGCTGCCGCTCTGGGTCGGACGACTGGCGTCGGCGGAAATGAACACCGCAGTGCGGGCGGCCAACGCGGCGGCCTGGACCCAGAACGGTTGCGGCACACCCAACTCCAGGGCCTGGATGGTCATGTGCTGGTCATTGCGCGCCTGACCGGCCGCCACCAGCGTACCGATGGTGCCGCGCTTGGCGCTGTAGACATGGCCAAACAACTGCTTGGCCCAGGACCAGCGACCGGTGCTGTCGTCCATGACCGCTTGCCAGGTGTTGAGGCTCGCCAGATCCGACCATGGCATGGCGATGAATTCGAACGGTTCGTCGCCCAGGGCCGCAACAGCAGCAGTCTGGTCCGGCACACCGGCGCCGCCGGCCATCGCAGTGATGGCCGTGGTCAGGCCGGCCGGGGTGTCTTCGCCGTTGCTCTTGCCCAGGCGATTGAACTGCAGACTGATGTCGTTGCCACTGGCGCCAGTCCACTTGACATTGAGGGTCACCACGCCGTCGGCGGTCGCAGCGGTCACCGGCAGGTCGGCGGCGGCGTTGATTTTCAAGGCCAGCACGGTGGCGGCTTGAGCTGCCGTCGCACCATTGACGATGGCCGCCTGGACGCGCACGCCGCCCACGTAGAGGTTGAACACACCGCTTTCGGTGGCGGTACCGGTGAGGGTCAGCACGCCCTGGGCGACAGAGCCTTCCGTGTTGTGCAATGGCAGGCACCAGATTTCACCGAGCGGATCGGTCTTGCGCCAGGTCTCGTACATCGAGGCGAGCAT